GATGAAGATTATTTGTTGAAATTAACCATGTCGTTTGCATTTGAAAACCCTTATTTGTTATCCGTTGATGATTTCGGGCGTGATATTGCATCATTGCTACCAAATGCAGGATTTCCGTTTATTAGCCGTATTAATTATGGTACAGCGGCAGGAATATTTAATTTCGACCGTGCGGTAACACTCAGAAATGATGGTGATAACATCGCATATCCTAAAATCAAGCTGAAATTCACAGGTGAAGTTAAAAACCCTGTAGTAAGCATTAACGAAGGATTTATACGGTTTATCGGGACTTTTGGAGAGAAAGATACAATAATTATCGACTATACCAAAAACCCACCTAGAATAGAGCGTAACGGCGTTAACATCTTAGGTATGTGTGATAGGGCGTCAGACTTTGATTCTATGTACATTATGATAGGTGATAATACAGCCTCTTTTGACGCAAACAACGGCACTGATGAAATGAGTGTAAGCGTATTCTACAACAGACAATACACAATGATATAGGAGTATCTATATGGCACATTCAAAATACGAACAGCCATTTACACTAAAGATACTTGATAATGATTTTAACCTTGTATGCCTAATTAATTACACTAGCCTACAGTGGGACAGGAAGTATAACCAAGTAGGACAGTTTGTAATTGAGGGCGTACAGGGGAAATATGACCGCAATACGTGGAAGTATGTATATACTGAAAAGCGTAAAGAGTTAGGCCGTATATCACAAGTCAATCTTAGTAAAGATGGCGACAGACGCATAATTACATTATCGGGGTTATTCTACGAGAATGAATTAAATAGAATGATTTGTTACGCAAAGCCTACAAAGTTTGATGATGACACAGGCACTCACAATGGCACATCAATTCTTAAAGCTGGTAGCCCACAATGGGTAACAGCCGAAGGAACAGCCGATAACGTGGCTAAAGCGTTCTTTAATGGATTTAAGCAGATTTCCTTTAAGAATTACTTAATAGGCGATTTTGAGGGGAAAACGCTTGTTACAAAGACCTTTGAATTGCCTATCACAATGGGTAATGTGAAGCAGGGCGATTATCATTATGCAATACACAACAGAAATAATGAAAAGTTGGGCAATAAGCTGTATAATATACTCAAAGAGTCAAAGGCGTCTTTTGAAGTTGCGTTTGACTATGATAACAAGACTACCCAGCTTAACATAATACATGGTGTAGACCGTACACAGGACGGACACGCATACGGTGTTAACCCTACAATCTTTTCCATGACAAACGGCTCAATTAAAAGTGCAAAGCTAGTTACCAGCGACACAGCAACCGCAGACGCCGTTATACAGGTATCAGAGGACGACACACAGACATTAGTCCTTGCTAATTGTAGAAATGATAGTACAGGGCGTTTCACAGCGGAAACGATACATAGCAATCAAGGCGATTTTGCCACCGATAAGGAATATAAGTTATCAGTTATGGCGGATGCCTCAACAATCCTACAGGACAAGGGCGATATAATTAACATGGAATTTGATTTTGTCAATTCCAGCTATGATTATATGATTGATTACGATTTAGGCGATATAGTTTCTATCAATATCCCCGATATAGGGATTAATATAGATACACAGATTGTAGCGTGTCACGAAGTCATTAAAAACGGTACATGGAATATGTCTATTGAGGTAGGCGACATTTTGAGAAAGAGAGGTAAATAATATGCAGGCTTTTCCGTTTGATTCGGAGTTGACGTATGATGAACACAACAACCCTATATATGATAGAGCGGTATCATCACAGCCACTACGAAAGCTAATTAAGGAATTGTTTACTACAGGCGTTATGCCTAACCCTAGCACTAGTTTTCAAGTAAGTGCTGGTAATGATGGTATGACCGTACAGATTGCGGCAGGTTTTGCAGTAATTGACGGCGGTTTATGTCGTGAAACAGAAACACGCACACTAGAGGTTACAGCGGCAGATAATACATACGATAGAATTGATACTGTAGTATTAAGATGGAATGAAAATGTAGATGTCAGAAACGCTGATTTATACGTGATTGCAGGCACACCTGCTGTTAATCCTGTAAGACCTACACTACAGCGCAACAATTCTATCTATGAAATCGGTCTTGCTGATGTATTTATTACTAAGCATGTAGCCACAATTACAGACGATAAGATAACAGATACAAGATACGAGGCGGAACGTTGCGGTATTGTTTCATCAATATCTAAATTCGACACAACAACACTGTATCAGCAGATTCAAGCAGATTTGGCAGGATTTAAGTCTACAGAGCAGGCTAATTTTTCGACATGGTACGAAAACATTAGAAATATTCTTGATGAAAACGTCGCAGGACATTTGCAAAATGAAATTAATGCCGTTGCAGGAAATTTTGCGCTAACAGAAACGGGTGACACAGCAACAAGAACATATTACACAGGCAATCACGTTATATGGCATGGCTCTTATTATAAGATTAAAAAAACTATTAATATAGGTGATGCGTTAGTTGTAGACGATAACATTGAGCGCGCATTAGTAGGCGAAGAAATAGGGGCACTCGAAGTGCAAGATAACTCACTGAATAACAAGATAACTAACAAGGTGAAATTAAACGGCACGGCTGTTAGTAGCATTAACTTTGAGTTGTCGGGTACAACCCTAACAATCACTACATCATAAGGGGGTAATATGGGAATCAAATTAAATGGTACAACTATATCCCGTGGCGCAAAACCTGTTGTTAATGGCACAGCATTGGATAAAATAGTTTTCAACGGTGCGACAGTTTGGGAACATGACACAAGCGGACACAGCGCCCCACTAAGTTGTGTAGTAGCCACATCTAAGACCGCTGACGGTGGATTTGCTGACGAGGGTACACGTATAAGACGAGAAACGAGCGTACATTACGACGGTATGGGCGTAAAGACATCATGTTGGGTTAGATATATTGGTTATATCGACTTAACACAATTGCCCGATTGGCAGGATATCAAACGTGTTGTTATCCAACACCCTAGATATGCAGAAGACGGCAGAGACGGCGGGAAACGGGAGTGGCGAGATACAACCACTACTCATATTGTTAATGCAGGCGATACAAAGGTTGAATTTAACGATTACGACTATAGGTATAACGACAGTAACGGCGCTAATCTCGGTGCTGATATATGGGCTAGAGCATGGGCAGGCGTTAGATATATTACATACTATTATGTATAAAGGAGGTATTGCATGGAAAAAGCGATAACACGAAAAGAAACTTATTTGCAAGCCGTCGCAAGCGGCGATAAAAGCGATTTACCTACACCTATAACTAGGGAAGAAAAATTGCTTTATGAAATCGCACTAAGAGGCGGTGGCGGTAGTGGCCGTGATGGTTTATCCGCCTATGAAATAGCCAAATTAAATGGATTCAAGGGCACAGAAGCAGAGTGGCTAGAGAGTCTTAAAGGCAACGGATTTGAACCTATGACAAAAGACGAAATGTTGGCAGTATTGAGAGGGGGTGAGAATTAATGATTAGATTGATACTTGAAGCGGTTAAGGAATGGGTAGAAGAGGTATTAGCATCATTCCATGCCATGTATTTAGGTTATGTCACACCTCAGATGTATGGTGCAAAGGGCGATGGAGTTACAGATGACACCGCAGCAATACAAAGATTATTTGACAGTATCGATAATGGCAAAACAGTATTTTTCCCTAGTGGTGTTTATAATGTGTCCGATAGCATAATTATAAAAAAGTCAGTAATAATTAAAGGCGAACCAATGTTGTCTAAAATTATAGTAACTGGCAATAAAACACTTCCACAATCTCAAATATGTTATGTCGGTACAAAAGATGATGTATCTATTTTTAAAACTACAACATGGGTTGACCTAACAATAGATAACATCGCATTAATAGGCAACAGCTATACAACAGCATGGAATACAGAAGAATGGACAGCACCACCATACCACGTATTTCTTGAAAATGTAGTACATGAAAATATCAACGGTATAGAGCATACAAAAGGTGGTATTTATCCTAACAATTGTTTATTTGCTGGTTTTTCTGGATATGGGCTTATGATAGGACAATCACAAGACGTTACTAATTGTGCATTCTATCAATGCAATGTTGGCGTTATTGAAACAAAATTTGATAGCAAAATAAAGAATTGTTGGTTTTCACGAGGCGGTACAGCAATTCAATGTGCTTATGAAAGTAATAGATATTACACAACATTATATGTATCAAATTGTTGGTGTGACCAAATGCGCAACCATTTTATCGAAGTAAAATGTGATGCAACAGATAAAAGGTTCTATAATGTCAAGTTATTGGTTAACGACAATTGGGTTGATATGTTAGAAGGTTCTGCCATCTATGCAGAGGGTGTAATTAATCAGTCAAAAATTGATAGCAGTATGTCAAGATGTGGAATGCTGTATGCAGGAATAACAGATGCTAACAGGACAAACGCTATCAAAGAATATGCAGATGTTATAGTTGCAAATAGAATTACCAACTCATATATCAATGTATCAGTTGAAAAACGTGCAGTAGGACACCCTCAAACACCTAACAACGCAATTTGTCCGTCTAAGGTGGTGTCTGTACTCAACAAAGATATTAAAAACAGTGTGCTTGTGTGCTTTGATGTGCTACATAATGAAATCACCGATTTTCCTGTGTATGAAGTTCAAAATACAAGGTTTATAGCTAAAGATAGCGAGGGGGTACAAGATGGCTACCTATATTTAGATTTCTTTAAATCTACACCATCTATGCCAAATAAAGAATTAAAAAATCTCGGAAAGGTTGTACTACTCACTGGAGCTTCATCAGTTTATAAAAAGGGCGAAATATACGAGGGTAAAGCGGTTAGAGTAACACCTACAGGTGATGAAAACCCAAAGAACAGTAAATGGCTTGAATTAAGAAATGGTACATATTATGACACATCGGACACAGCCGTTGTTTCATCTAAAACTTATTATTCATTTGAGTGGGTAGCATTAGCTACAAAAAACATATCAAAGCCTACCACCACAGAGCAATCAACAATGTTAGCAAACTCAGACATTCAAACAGAAGTGCAGACAAAGATTGCAGATACAAGTAAACAGTATCTAGTTAAGGTTAAAGATGTTATAACAGGCGAGAACATCTATATAGCGGTTGCTAACGGCAGATTTGTTGCGTTAACTGAGGCAGAGATTAACGCTCAGCATCCTAATTAATTAAATATACAGAGGGAGAGGTTAGCTCTCCCTCGATTTTTATTTCTAAAAAATACAATATATTGTTTACACAAGTCTACATATTGTGTATAATTTAAGAAAAGGAGGGCGGAAATATGAACAAAATAAATTGGAAGGTTCGAGCAAAAAATCCTCACTTTTGGGTACAGGTAGGAACAGCAATTATTGTTACGATTGTCGGTTATGCTGGTATATCGGGTTCAGAGGTTACAACGTGGGCTAAATTACTAGAACTAGTTGTAATGGCTATATCGAATCCCTATTGTCTAATGCTAGTTGCTGTGGCGGTATGGAACGCAATTAATGACCCAACAACAAAGGGTTTAAGCGACTCGGAGAAAGCGTTAACATACAATGAGCCTAAATAGCACTATAACGCTTGCGGTTGTGTTCTCCTTTTTTGCGTTATTAGGGCAAGCGTTTAGTATATATGCGATAATTCATTCACGTACCAAAGAAAGCCAAGATAAGGACGGCGATATGATACGCAATTTCACACGGCTAGAAGTTAAAATGGACGCTACAAACCAGCGAATAGAAAATATTGATAAAACGGTGGAAAAATCGGATTCAAAATTAGACGATATTAACAATCATTTGACACGTACAGACGAAAGAGTAAACGGACTACATGAAGCGGTAAACAACCTTAGAAAGCGTGTCGAATCTTTAGAGAGGGGGAAGTAAATGTTTACATCTAATGCAGGACGCAATCTGATTAAGCAGTACGAAGGTTGCAAACTTAAAGCCTATAAATGCCCGTCGGGTGTATACACTATTGGGTACGGCCACACAAAAGGCGTTAAAGCTGATATGCGAATCACTAAGGCGCAGGCTGAAGATTTACTAACACAGGATTTAGCGACAGTGGAAAGTGCTGTTAATATTTATGTAAACCGATACAAGCTAAATCAGAATGAATATGATAGTTTGGTGAGTTTTACATTCAATTGCGGTGCTGGAAATCTTAACAAGCTATGCAATAAGGGATTGCGCAAGAAATCAGCGATTGCTGATAAAATGCTTGCTTATAACAAGGGTAACGGTAAGGTGTTGGCAGGATTAACCGCAAGGAGACTTGCAGAACGCAAGTTGTTTTTAACCCCTGTATCTACCGTGGCTATGGGTATTGATTATAGTCATGTATTTGATGCAAACTATTATGCAAATAGATACAGCGACCTTAAAAAAGCGTTTGGAACAGACGCAAAGGCGCTGTTTGAACACTTCTTAGTGTATGGTATGAGGGAACATAGACAGGCCATAGCTACATTTAATGTTGATAAATACATTAGCTATTCGTCAAATGCAGATGTGGTAAATGCTTGTACTAACCCAAAGACTAAAGAATTAGATATAGTAAAAGTGTATAAGCATTATTGCGAATTTGGATATAAGGAGAATAGGGAGGCTGTGTAGTGGATAATGATAACAAGTATATCCATGACGCTTATATGAGTTTTGCGGAAAGAACAACTAAGCGTCTATGGATAACAATAATTCTTTTGATTGTGCTGTGTGTGGCAAGTAACCTAGCACAGTATTATATTAACAGTAGCTATACCGACGAACAGACAACAACTATTGACGCTACACAGGACGGTGCAGGTGTTAATATTATAGGTGGAGGTAATACAAGCTATGTCGCAGAGAGTCAAGATTACAGTAACTAGACGTAGAGTAAGAAAGACAGGCGCTGGATATAAGCGTTGTAATATGTGCCATGGTACGGGGAGAATCAAAAAGAAATGAAACACCCCGAAAATATAACAAAAGAACAATTAGAACGGGTTATTGATGAAGTTATTATCCTACACACTCACGCAGAGCGTAACAGGAATATATTAAAGCGTAGGTTGATAGATGGACTAACACACGAACAGTTAGCCGAAGAATTTGATTTATCAACTAAAGCAATACAGAAAATTCTATACAAGTATGAATCAATGGTTTTTAGCCATTTTTCATAATATCCTTCTCCGTAAAGAGTCTACATTATTTGTAGGCTCTTTTATTTTACCTAAAAATAGGAAAAAGATAGGTATTTAGTTGGTTTTAATGATTGATAGATAATCCTACAATCTAATTATGAGGTATAAATATTTCAATCCTAATCCAATTAAAGATACAGCCAGCGATTGTGTTGTACGAATGTTGTGTAAGGTAACGGGCAGACCGTGGGCGGAAAACTACTTAGACCTTGTAGAAAAGGGAATAGAGTTAGGAGATATGCCGTCGGCTAACCACACATGGATAAGTTTATTACGTGATATGGGCTTTAGACGGTATGTAATACCCGATAGTTGCCCCGATTGTTACACAATAGAGGATTTCTGTATAGACCACCCTAACGGATTATATGTAGTGGGTACAGGTAGCCACGTTGTAGCCGTAGAGGACGGGTGCGTTTTCGATAGCTGGAACAGTTTAGGCGAAACGCCTATTTTCTATTTAAGGAGGTAATTTAATGAATTATCCAATGTATCAATATCCAATGCAACAGCCACAATTTAATTATAACAACAATAACCCTAGTAATTTAACGTGGGTACAGGGAGAGGCAGGGGCAAAGTCTTATTTAGTTGCTCCAAACAGCACAGCGACCCTGTGGGATAGTGAGGCACAGACCATTTATCTTAAATCAGCAGACGCCAGCGGTATGCCTAGCATGAAAATACTTGATTATACTATCCGTGATAACGGGGCAAATGTGCCTAATAGACCGCTTGTAGAGAAAGAGCCTAGCAATTCTACAGAGTACGTTTTAAAATCCGATTTTGACGCCCTCAGAGTGGAATTAGAGGGACTTAAAGAAGAATTAAAGCACGTTCCACGACAGGCAAACAAGCCACAGCAGAAAAAAGGAGGTAATTTGTAATGTTTGACCCTTTTGGAAGTATGAATAATATGTTAGGACAGTTTAGAGGATTTATGAGCAATCCTGTACAGTTTCTAGTACAAAACAAGCTAAATATTCCACAACAGTACATGAATGACCCTAACCAAACAATACAGTATTTAATGAACACAGGCCAGCTATCGCAACAGCAATACGATTGGGCTGTAAAAGAGGCGCAGAAGATACAATCTAACCCTCAATTTATGCAAATGTTTAAGCACTAGGTGAAATCCTTGCAAGGTTCACATAAAACGGACTATCCGACGGGGTAGCTCCTAACCGAAAACAAATAGGAGGTAGAAATTATGGCACTTGAAGGAAATGATTTAGTAATGCCTGTAAGTCCACTTTACGGCAACGGCGGAAACAATGGCGGTTTCGGTTTCGGTGGCGATTGGGGAAGTCTTATTGTACTTTTCCTTATTGCGGCTATGTTTGGCGGAGGCTTTGGCTTTGGCGGTGGCTACGGTGGTGGTATGGGAGGTTATGATTTCCCTTGGTTACTCACAGGCCAGCAGAACATCAACACCAACACAAACAACGGTTTCCGTGACGCTATGATTAACGACGGTATTACATCTATTCGTGATGGTATTGGCGGACTATCAACACAATTGTGTAACGGATTCGCAGGAGTAGAGCAGGGCGCAAACGCTCGTCAGATTGCAAATATGCAGACAGCGTTTGATTTACAGAGCCAGCTTGCAAATTGTTGCTGTGAGAACAGATTAGCAACAGCTAATTTAGGTTCTACAATCGCTAGTGAGGCGTGTGCTACACGTACCACAGATACACAGAACACACAGGCAATTCTTAACGCCGTAAATACAGGCGTACAGAGCATTAAAGACCAGATGTGTCAAGACAAGATTGACGCAAAGAATGACGAGATTTCAGCATTACGTCAGCAAATCGCAATGAAAGACCTTGCGGCTTCACAGGTTGCGCAGAACGCATTTATTCAGAACGGCTTCACAAACGAGGTAGACCAGCTTTACAACCGTTTGTCTAGTTGCCCTGTACCTACAACACCTGTATATGGACGTACACCTATCTTTACTTGTGGTAATAACGGTTGCGGCTGTGGTTGCGGTGGAACTATG